TCGACTCAATGGTGTTGATGCCGCGATTGAAATAAAGCTGAATCTGCCTATACAGCGCCGCCACGCCTTCACCCATTGAATTGAACACAGCGAATCGGCCGTTATCACCACCTTCTTTTGTGGCGCCAGCCTGACCTGCAAAATTCAGATTGCCAGGGTTGTTGTTGCGAATTCCGCGTGGCTTAGTGCCGTAGGCGTCATATTTGTTATCTGCATCGCCGGTCTTGCTGATTGAATCCCACCATGCATATGACTTTTTGAGCCATTCATCAGCCTTGCCCATAATGCCGCTGGTGCTACCGGTGTTGCTGTTCATCTTGTCAATCAGGTACTGAGCGGTGGTTTTACCTTCCTTATTGGCTTCTTCATCGCTCGAGCCGAGTTTATCCCACGCACTTACAGCTGCGATTGCAGCAAGCAACGGAGCAAAGCCGCCGCGCACCCTCGCAATGCCGGAAAGCATCTTCAGCGCCCAACTCCCGACGACAAACGCAGCCAGTATTTCCAGTGCGTTCTGCCATCCACCTACAGCATCAACCACCTTGTTTACTTCGGCGGCAGAATCAGTGAAGAACTTCTCGATCTCCGGTCCGTGTTCGGCTATCCAGATGCCGACCTTCTCAATTATCGGTATGAGCTTTTCAACGTAGGGAATGAGCGCCTCATAAAGAACCTGCGCTGCTGCGGAGAAGTTCTGCTTCATCTCCTCCAGGCGCCGATTAAACTCCAGCGCCTTCCTGGTTGCATCGTCCGTTGCTTTGGATATCTGTGCAAATCGGTCTGCATCGCGCACCAGAGAGCCGTTAGATAGGCCTTGCTGTGTTGCGTTATCGAAACCGAACATGCTGCCAAATCGACGCTGAGCGTCTTTATTTAGCTTGGTCCAGTTCGTAGCAATCTTGCGCATGATCGCTTCGGAGTTATCGTTCTGATAATCGAAGTTTGCACCTGTGGCGCCGGCGAACGATGAAAGCGCCGCGAACAGCGGATTGTCCTGGCCGCCGCCCGTTCTGATTTGCGTCAGCACATCCTGAAAGTTGCTCAGTGTGCCGGTCATCTTCTCAGCGCTTGAGCCAGCTGCGCTTGCTGCACGCTCCCAGCCATCCAGCGCTTTAGCAGAAATATCCAGAGACTGCGACTGAATGCCGAGGCGCATCAGGTCGTTTGTCATGCCGGTGACGAACGATTTGAAACCCTGCACTGATAGCGTGACGCCTACCAGTGACAGCAGCTCAGTGCGGATTGAGCCAAAGAAAGAGGCCGCTCTTTTCCCTGCGGCCTCCATGTCCTTCGCTGTCTGCTCTGCCTGCTTGCGGGTGTCATCTAAACCACCCTTCACATCCTTCTGGCCTTTCTTGAACCCTGACGGATCTAGACCAAGCGTTACAACCAGAGAGTCGATAATTGTTGGCATTGTTAATCACCCTGCTTATTAGCCACCATCCGGTTGTAGTTATCCACGGTAATAATCTCCAGCCACCACCATAAGTCCTCAACGCCCAGCGTTGTGCTGAGCTCCGTCAGAGAGCACTTCCCTGATGAAAGCACGGTAGCTATGGTTTTAGGCACGTTGACATAATCAGCAAGGCCTATGATGGTCTCGCTCATCATTGGTGGGATGTCTAACTGGCGGCGGCGGTGAAAAAATCTACGTGAAGCTTGAACACTTCCATGCGGAGCTTTAGGCGCGTGGCAATTTCTTCGATGTCATCATCGATGAGCTTGCGCTTGATGCTCTGATTGCTGGCATCTGGAACGCATTGCACACACTCCATGAGCTCATCCAGCAGTGGCTTGGCTTCTGCAGCAGGGATTTGTGAAACCATTTTCAGTCCGGTACCAGCCATCGCGGCAATACCCATGTCAGCGAAGTTATCAGGTAACTCAACGCCGCTACGTGCCATCGCCATCCCGGCGCGAATTGCCCACCATTCAGCCTGTGTTGCTGACATCTCGCGGATGAAGAACACCTTCCCGAGGTCGCGCCCTTTCGTGTCTACGGTGTAGAAAATCTCTTTACGTGCCATGTGGTGCCTTATGGGTTGTAAGCTTCAGGGGTGACGTTTTCCCAGTTAATCTGGAAAGTACCTGCCGCCAGTACGCGTTGTGCATCAGGCATCGCCTTGGTGCGCTGCAGGATGCCGTTGGTCAGCGTGTACTTTTTGCCGGTTGCAGGGATGATGATCGTCGCGTTGCATCGGAAGATTGCTTTTGCCGTTACTGAGGTGAGCACCCACGTCTCGAAGATGGGCCAGCTTGGGCTATCAGGCATGATGGTGATCGTCTGTAGGTATTCACCGAAGACGAAGCCACCTGATAGCTTGCCGTCGGCGCCACGGACAGCGACCGCCATTTCGGTGTCGCCCATCGCAAACATCGCGTCTGCGGCGTAACCCTCAAGCACCTGCGCAGTTGGGTAAAGATTTGTCACAGTGAGCGAAAAAATAGCGTCAGCACTGGTGATCGTGTTATTTCCGGCCATTTATTCGGCTCCTTACTGAACCATAGTGGATGGTAATGAAATTTTCTGCACGCTGCCGCCATCGCAGTACCATACCTGCATTGGAGGTGGCCCGCGGTCTGCGCGAACAGTCGACGTTGCATCTCCTATGTAGAGGTAGTACCCCTTAGCGTTAAGTGATGCAGAAATATCGGAGCCGACAGCGTTGTTAATTTCTGAAATCTGAGAAGATGACAGCGTCACACCTTGGCGGATGCCACCAAACGCAACGCCTTGTGCAAAGGTGTCCGCAAAGCCTGCTTCGATAATTGCCTTGCCACGCGCGTTATACGGGAATGATCGATTCGATTTCATCGTTTCAATCGCATCACCAAGAAGGTTGGCATTCAGCCAGATTTCAAAGCAGAAGCTATCGACCCATTTGAACGAACCTGAAACAGTGCCATCGGCCCAGTAATTCTCGGTGACGTTGTTTTCTGCGTACTCGCCGTAGAAGTTGTATCCGTTAGCGATAAGCGCATCATAAACGTCAGAGTCGGACACCTTCGCGGTCAGCCCATCTACTTCACGGAATTTCAGCGTTACACGGCCCTCTAAACGGTCAAAGTCCAGAGACGCTGAGTAACCAAGTACAGCAGCCGCATCAAGATGATCGCCAAACACCGGAATCACGCTGGCATAGTTGTTGGTGGTGATGATTTTGTATGCCAGGCAATCAGTGCTTCCGCTTACCGTTGCTGTTACCGAGTTATCGTGAGGCACATAGCCATAACGGTAGTTCTGCGCGCTCACCCAGGAAGAGATATCCAGGTGTGTGGCTTCGTCGGCTTCGAATGTGGTCGTGAATAACGCCCAATTCTGTGACTTGCTCTTAATCTGCTTGAAAGCGTCAGCAGCGACTGCCGGGTCAGCACCCTGAGAAATCACAGCGCCCTGTGCGCTGGTTAGCTTCAGGTTCGTAGCAATGGTCCCTGAGGCGTAACTGATGGTGCTATTAGCACCCGCCGTTGCTGACGTGATGACAAACGCCTTTTGGGTTGTGTCGAAGGTCACTTCTACGGTGTTGCCGATTGCGGTTTCAATCAGGTCGGCCGCCATAGCAAAACTGGTTGCTGTGCTCAGGTCGATGTTGGTAGAGGTTTTTACGGTGCCGTCAACGGTGATAGTGAGTATGCCGCTCATCAGCTTAAGCTGATCAAGCGTGACGCTTTTCATCGAGCCAGAACGCAGGAACGCTGAAACGTCAGTCACGTTGTATCGAGCGAACAGCAATGCGCCTGGCTTCTTGGTTGAATTGACATAACCATTGAAGTAGATGCTCGCGAATGCATATTCATTAGACGTTGAGCCAAAGTAGCTGAGAACATCATCAGGGCTGGTGAATGCTGTAACCGCACCAACTGGCGCATATTCACTATCGGTCAGAGCCAACCCATTCAGATAGAGGGCTGTACCGCCGGCAGATAACACGCCGGGGATGATGGAAATGTCTTTACTTAAAGGGATTGGCATTTAAGCATTCTCCGGTGGGTATTTCAGGTCTGCGGCAATCGCTGTGACTTCAATTTCGTCGAAGAAATACAGAGGCGTCGTAACGACTGCGTTAAATTGCGCGATGAAATCAAGCGTCCAGCGGCTTTCATATTGCTGCTCGGCGTTTATCATCGTTGTCTGATGCGGTTCACCGGCATAAAGCGGTGTCACCGGCATGTTGTTTTGTTTGAACCAGTTCGCGGCGTATTCAGAACGAATCATCGTGCCGACGATCGCAGCCATTTCTGCGGCCGTGTTGCCGTAGAAATCGAGCTGGCATCGCCACTGATTGCTTCGCTGTGTCATCTCACTGCCCGCACCCACGCCGGGATCGTTATAAGCAACGCGGTTGGTTGACAGACCGGTGATGAACATCGGCGTCATGGTGACGAAGTCTTCATTAGGCATCGGCACAAGGTTTTCCTGCGCCAGAAACACTTCTACGTCGACGAGAGACAATAAAAAACCGCGCAAGGCGGTCGTCAGGTCATCCTGTTTTATGCTTATCGTTGCGCTCATGTGCTCACCTGCAGCGTTACAGCGAAGGCGCACCAGTCAGGCCACTCTTCCAGAGGTTGAGTAATCAGCCACGTCTCGCCGTTAACGATGAGCTTGTCGCCGCCTTTTTGTTTCGGTCGGTTGACGCCTTCAAAGTTACCGTTCACGTACGCTTTCTTTTTGATGCCCTGCAGGTTTAACCCATCGAGTTTCATCAGGTCAGTGTAGGTCAGTGGCTGCAGCTGCACGGTCACGTCCTGTTCACTGTAAGCAGGAACGCGATGGCCGGCGGCGTCAGTTGTGTATGTGCCAAGGCTAACCATCATCACGCCCGGCACATCCGCGTTAACTGTGGTGATAGCGCGGCGCACAATGCCATGTAGGTTCATACGCCGTCCTTAACGTCATAATCGACCGAGTTCAGCATGTGAGAGGTTTCAATCAGCGGCTTAGCAAACCCTTTCCGCTTAATGGTGTAGGGAGATAATGGTGGGTCTGTGAATTCACGAATCGACTCCTGCAGCTGCGATTTAATGTGCTCACCCATTAATGGGAGAAATGCACGCGGATCGTAACTGGTGGCGATCGCAATCCTTGATATGTCATTTCCCCACTCAGGTGATTTGACCGCAATCATGCGTCGAAAGAATGGGCGTGCCGGACGATTCATGCCCGGATCGCCAAACTCATTAGCTGCAGCAACCATAGGCACAGATTCTCCATCAGGGTAAGTTGCGCCTTCAAGGAACCCAACCCGCAATGTAGAGCCGTTACCCAATTTCTCCGCAATCTCCGCCAGCGCTTTCTCGAGGCCTTCACCACCTGAAAAGCTAGTCATGATTACCTCCGAAAGGTGCCGCGGCGATTGTAGTGATACGGGTACATCGATGGCGAGCCACCGGGCAGGTAACGAATCGTCCTGTATGGCAGCATGGCCTGCCAGTACTGTGCGCCGTAAGGTGTCTGGAGATACCACCATGAAGCGGAGCTGGAGGGTCCAGCATCCACTGACACCGACACAGAACCTTCAGATGCGCTCGTTACCCGCCCAACCAACCCTGACGCCGCCTGCCCGCCTACCCCACTAGTGAGGGCGGTGATGTGAGCTACCAGCATATCCAGGAACACCGCTCGCTGATTCACATCAGTGACCGGGCTTGTGTCGGTGTTATTCAGGTAGACCGTTGCTTTAACGAAGTTAGCATTCAGCAGCGTGTCACTTACGGTTTCGAATTCCGGGTAACTTTCGCGGAATGCCGCGACATCAAACACAACGATCGCCATGATTATTTACCGTCTGATTTGGTTACGCCTGGCGCCGGGTTATCCTGCGGCAGACCTTCGAGGCCTGACTTCACATCAGCATTCTCTTTGGCCTTCGACTCGGCGCTGTTGGTTTTCGCCTGAGCAAATACCAGCTCGTTTTTCACATAGGGCTGGTCTTTATGCTGATCCAGCCACTTATCGAAAACTGCCTTATCGACGTTCTCTGTCAGGCCGTAGCCACCAATTACGGTGGCTGAGTTTGCGCCATTCAGTACGATCGGCTGAGAACCTTCAACATCCAGCACCAGGCCATTCGGCAGTTTGCATCCTACAGTTACGACTTCAGCCATTTCTTACACTCCCAGCATGGTGGCGATTGCCAGCGGTTGACGGATGATTGCACCCCAGGTGCCGCCAGATTTTTTCTGCTTCCATGATGACTCTTCAGTAACCACGGCATGCGCACGCATCTTCTCGGTGAAGGCGGCGTAAGCGGTGTCCTGCTCACCCAGGCGATCGGCAATCAGCTGAACAATTTCACCGGCTGTAGTTGAGTACTCGATAGCTGTCTCAATCTTCAGGTTCGGGAAGTTCTTCTTCAGCAGGTCGGAGACGTTCACGTTATACATGTTCGTCTTAGCCAGGTTCACAGACATAGCCGGTGACATAGCAAGCGTCATCGGCGTGCTCATGTCCAGCAGGCCTTTGGTCTGCGATACCAGTTGACCGAACAGCTTCAGGATATCGTCATACACAGCCTGACCATCTTTGGTAGACCATGTAACACCGCTACCGGTACCGGTTGCGTTTGGCGTGATTGAAGCTGGCAGCGATGGGTCGTTCAGCAGGCCGTAGTTCTGCAGGCCAGCGATGCCGTAGAAGTAGGATTTGTTCTGGAACTTATTCAGCACCAGAGCAGAAGCCACGTTCAGTTCAGCGGCGTAACCGATACGCGCAGCACCGTACATTTCCAGCTCGCGTTCACCCCAGCGGGTGTGAGTCTGGTAATGGTAGGACTGACGCGGCACCCAGTTAACGTTTGCTGCGGTCATGCCATTGTGGTTGTAGTCACCGTAAGAGCTGGTTTCACCCGCTGATTCCACGATCGGAAACTGCGCGGTAAGAGTGGTCCAGTCGCCTTTTTTCACTTCACCGATGATTTCTGCTGCCTTCATCGGGGTGACCAGTACGCGGATGAGTTCCGGATCAACGTAGTTGGTGAAGAATGCCGGGATACCTGAGCTACCAGTGGTAACCATTGTTGGCTGGGCATCCATCGCCAGAGAGAAGTTTTCTGCAAACTCCGGCTTCAGATAGTCTTTCGCGCCCGGCAGCACGATGCCGTACTTGCCGCTCGCTGCGGCGTAGTGCTGTTGAAACTTATTCATTAGTTGCTCCAGGTGCTGATTTTAACCAGTTCGTTTGCTGCTGCGACGCTACCGGCTTTAAATGGGGTTTCGACATAACCGGCGATCGTGGCGCCAGACGCACCCGTCTGAATCTGACCAGTGGTCAGTGACGCAAAGATTTTCTGTCCGCGTGTAGCAGCAGTAGAAGTACGCGCCCAGAAGTCGCCAGCAACCATCAGAGTTACTTCGCGACCAGCCTGGATAACGTTTGATGCTGCGCCCAGCCATGTGGTGATTACTGCCTGACCATCGCGATGAACGAAGCCTGAAGGAACGCCGGTGCCGGCATTAGATGCCACGCCGTTAACGTCCCATGCAAAGCGGCCAATAGTCAGGCCATCGGTGCCTGCAACCAGCGCTGCTTCACCAGCCAGATAGGTGGCATGTTCGTTGGTGCTTGCGAAGCCACCTTCAACACCCGGAGCTGGGTATTGATTAATTACACTCTGAAAACCTGCCATCTCAGTAACCTCGTTTCAGTTTGCCAGCGGTCGGGAACTCTTTCTCGAAGTCGCTGATGGAAGCGGCGTCCTGCGCAATAGTTGCAGGGCGTGAATTTTCTTTGTGGCTGATAGCCTGAGCTACCATCGCGCGAAACGCTGAAGGATGAACGCCGGATACGTCTACGCCATGCTGTTCCAGTGCGGTGCGGTAGACATCATCAGCTGAGTCCATCGCAACCAGATCGCCTACCAGCGGCTTAACGTCCTGCTCGGCCTGACGCACTAAGCGGAAGTTTTCAGCAGCTTTCTTAGTGGCACTGTCAGCAGCCAGGCGAATGGCAGCGTCCATAGCGGGCTTATCCACTTTTTCGTCCTTATCTTCTTTTTTGTCGTCGTCCTTGCCGGCATCCTGAGCAACTGCAGGCGACAGAGCGGCGGAGATTTTGGCGATCACCTCTTCCGATACGCCAGCTTCGCGCAGCAGAGAAATAATCGATTCGTTATCGTCATCACCTGCAACCTTCACTTCTTCTTCCGGCTCAACGCCTTCAGCAGATGCTTCGATGATTTCCACCAACTCTTCCGGCTCAAGCTCCATGTCGGCGGCCAGTGTCGGTTTGTATTTGCTGGAGATGGCCTGTGCAATTGCCTTCGGTGTTTTGTGGGCATTCAGGATGGCCGTCAGGTCTTTCGGGGCGGCGTCCTGAGCCAGTCGCGGCTTAAGGTACGCTCCCAGCGCTGCACGGATGGCAACGCCTTTGCGGTCTAACTTCATGTGTTTAAACTCCTGTGGGAGAGAATCGCCGACTACTACGTCAGCTCCTGCGCGGCCGGTTTCGACCAGTGCAACGTGGTTCCCGACGATGTCACGCATGACGCCGTCAAATGCTTCGCCATCTGGTGTTTCGCCGGGAGTCATGTCAGCCCTGTACTGGTACGAGGACGACAGTTCTTTTTGCTCTTCAGTCTCAATGCCTGCGATCGCTGAGTTGTCCCAAACAGACAGGCCGTTCTGAAGAAATGGATGTATGAATGCAGCGCCGGAATGAGTTGTTCCAACGCGATACATGCGTGGCGGATCGCCGGGAAAGTCAGGGGTATGTATGCAAAGAACAGGTATATTGTTGAATGTCGGCGCGGCTTTCTTAAGCTCTTCAGGGTCTCGGTACAGCCGGTAGATTTTGTCAGGGTTAAGGCCCAGCTCTTCGTGACCGGGAATCTCTCGCCCATAGTAGGGGCAGACATTCGCTTTGCTGATGTTGCTGACTGAAACCTGAAGCCTGCCGACATGATCGAGTTTGCGCACGGATGCGCGGTCAAACGCTAACCGTTCGATAGTCATGTGTGCTTCCGTTTAATTAAGTCCGGGGATGACCGGCGACCATGTGCAGCGGCAATTAATCTCTTCGCCGGGAAGGGTCCACTTGCCATCCAGATACAGCCCTTTCGACAGGTCGAACTTCTTACCATCAGCCTTCACGTGTGATTGCCGCGGATCTTTGCCTGCGTGAGAGTGGCGCCAGATGCCCTCAGTGATGCCGAGTGACTGTTGTCTTGCTGTCTGCATAACTGCGGTGGCTTTGTTGTTCTGGTCGCGCGCAATTAGGGCAGCGCGGCGGCGCGTGACGCCGTATCGATGCTGCAGCTCATCGGTCAAAGTCGAAAGATCTCGCCCACGACTGACCGACTGCATAACCAGCGTTTCCACCTGCGTCAGATACTGCTCAGGAATGCTGGTTATCAGGTTCACGTTCTCTGTGATGGTCGCCTGCAATGCGTTATTCATCGCTGGCGTCATTTTGAACTGAACCGTCATGCCAGCAGTCTCCAGCGCGTTGTAGAGCGACACGTCAGAGTTCTTCTGCGCCTGACCAGCGAACCGGTCTGCGAGCCTTGCGGCCACATCATCGAAGCGCTTCTGCCAGCGCTTAGCCAGCTTCTTCATCGCGTCACGCATAAACACAGCTGGCGATGCGTCCATTGCCATTGCGCCGGATGCTCGGTAATTCGCTTTTAGCCAGTACACCACCGAGTCGTTCATTTCGGTGATGAGCTTATCCAGCTGTTTGCGATACCAGGCTTCGACACCGGCGTTAGGTCTTGTCGGGCGGGTCGTCTTCGGACTCGGTTTCCTCGTTTTCGTCGAGGTCGCCTTCTTCGATTTCGAGGTCATCGCTTAAGTCCAGTGAGTGGTAAGGGCTTTCGGGGTCGTCAGCAATCTTCTCGCGTATCTCGTTATTCGATAGCGCACCAATGCCCTGATAGACCGCGTCAGTGTCAGCATCAACCTTGCGGATGTCAGCCTTCTCTTTAGCGCTCATCTCAAACAGCGGTTCAAACTCGAAGAAGATATCAGGGTCGATTTCGCCAAACTCTGATAGCTGAATAACGTCCATCACACGCTTCAGCGGGGCGCTGAACATTGCCTGCTGTAGTGAGTGGATGTAGTCGTAGAAAACGCGAATCTCGCCGTCTGACGAAGCATTCAGTCCGTTAGGCGTGATACCCAGCAACTTGACCAGCGGGATACTTGAAACTGCCGCCATGTGCTCCTGAGACTGCGCCTGAAGCACATCAAGGCCGGACAGCGGAGCATTGACAAACTCAACCGTTTCTTCGCTCTCGCCGATATTGTTCTTGGCAAACACACCACGGTTATCACGGCAGCGGTTAAACAGCTCCATGCGGCTAAGCAGCTCATCCGCGCCATTCCCCATCAGAACCTGACTCATGTCGGTGCCGAGCACAGGAATGCTGAAGGAGTGAATCATGTCGCTGACGCTGTCACGCGTGCGCAGCCAGTTGTTAACGTAAGGCTCAGCCATTTGCACCAGTGACAGCCCACGGAAGTTATACGAGGACTTCAGCAGGTCCGGCACCTGACGTGATACGAAATCAATCATGCGGCTGGCGTGCACCGTTTTACCCATCACAAACCATTCTGTCGGCTTGTAGAAATCAGGGCTTAGCGGGTTGCTCGCGTTATAAACGCCGGGGTATGTCCAGACAGGCTCGATGACCTGCAAACCCTTCAAGCTGCCTTTGGTTATCTTTTTGTCGCTGATGAACAGTTTGCTTTGCAGCTCAGCATCATCAGTCCAGGCCGATACATTTTTAGGCGACAGGACATCGATATAAATCTGTCCGCCGCCGAAGTAACCATCGTGCTCCGCTGCTTCGCGAAACTTCTCGCGTACCTGATATCGCTCCAGCGCATCGACCAGTTGTTTAACGCGTTCTGACTTGTCGTCATCTCCAACAGTCTTGAGCTTTATCCACTTGCGGGTCATCTCTTCAGCGATGGTTCCGACCATCTTGCGATACTCTGGCTTCTGCGCCATTGCTGCGAGATAGGGATAGCCGGGGAAGCTATCTAGGTTGCCGTAGCCCATCCCCATCGCGTAGGCATCATTCATCGCAACGTAGTCGGTAGAGTCCATTGCAAGAACGGCTGTCTCGATGTTTGCGGGGATGACACCTCTAGGTGGCTTGTACTGCTGAAACTCTCTTGCGGGCTTTGCTGTGACGCTAGCTACTTCTTCGGGCTTAATCTTCATCACCGGCTTTTCAGGCGGCTTCACCGGCTCAGGCGCGGCGATTTGTTTTTTCTTAAACCACCACATCAAATTCTCCTGAGTTGGTTAGGGTCGATAGCCATTGGCGCATGTCCTGAAATCAGGTTGTCGTCGATGGC